ATCCTGTTTTGCATCAAGCGCTGATTGTAAATCAGTTTGGTCTGAAAGAGTTCCGCCTAAATCTCCCCAGTCAGAGGCTCCTCCACCGCCTGTAGTAACATCTGTAACCGTACCTGCGTCATCTTTAATTTTTAAATGCTTTGTGGCGTTATCGACATATAGCTTTGTGTATCCAGGCCCAGGAGTTGTAGGCTCTGTTGAGTTTAATATCGCCACAGGAAGATCGGTATATAAAGTTGTACCATCATCAAGTAAGTTTGAATCCTGGATTTGAGGGTCCGAGCCGCTTAAGCCCTTATACTTTGGAACTTTATTGACTGTTAGCGCCATGAGTTTTTCTCCAATACTCTTTTTTGTTTAAGTAAATCAGAGATATTTCTATTTATCCTGATATAGTTTGTAAGCTGAGCAAGTCTTGATGTGCCAATTGGCGGTTCCCCTAGTTTGTGTTGGAGTTCCTCTATCTTTTGAATAGTATCTCCAGGCATTCCATTTGATTTAGCTTTGGCGTATTCATATATTTCTCGAAGCTCAGTTTGGTGCTTCTCTGAAGAATCAAAGAAGTCTACGTTCATAAACTTGTAGATGTCCATGGGAACACCCTGCCAAGAAGGTTCTGAGACCATCTGGGGAGTTGTGTGGTCATTAGATATAATAGGTTGTGGGGATGGGGCGGATTTGGCTAGACCTTCCATTAAGAAAGACTCCATCCAATTTTAAACATGAAAATAAATGCATAGATGAATATGACTACAAATACTATCTGCTTCATTCTCCACCATCTCTCTTATAAAGTTTCCCACCTACATATCCACCTATTCCACCAATAGCACCACCAAATAATGCTGCGCTTCCAGCATGTTGAGTTAATCCCTTCATCATGAGCCATCTATTAAATGAGTTCATAGATGCTTCTGCGCCACCTATCAAGGCTCTGTTATCTCCGCCAGCAGTTTTTAAGATATCAAGAGCTTTTCTTGGGGTTGAAACATAAGGATTTTTAAGCGACTTAGATAACTCTCCACCCCTTGTAGCAAATTGTGTATTTCTATCTATAAGTTTGTTTCTAAGATAAGATTCAGCCCTTGTAATTTTGGTAAAAATGTTCTCAGCCTTTATTAAATCATCTGCTTCTTTTGAAGTTTTCGTTGCCCCTCTTACAGCTTTATGAAAAGCATTGGCAAGTTTTCCATAGGCCTCGTTATAATCAACAGTGGCAATCGTCTCTTCTGGTGTGCCCTTGTTAAATTTTGATGGTGCATATTTTCCTAAAACCTGCTTCACCCTTCTCAAAGAATCTATTGTAAATTTGCCGACTTCATTTATCTCAGGAACTTCTTTTTTGATTTTATCAACAACAGCCTTGGGCAGGTCTTTTATAGCGTCTAACGCATCATCTGTGTACACAGAAACATTTTTATAAGGAGCTAATAGTTGATTTATCTTAGTACCAGAAATGCTTAATGCTTGCTCTCCAGCTTTGAGGATATCTTCTGATGCGCCTTCCATCTTCAAATCAGCCTTAGTGGTTAATTTTCCAAAGAACTTGTTCACTCTTGATAAGGCCGCAGCGGGAGCTAACATCTCAACTCCAAAACCAAGAAGACCAGCAGCATTCTTTTCCATTCCAGCACCTCTATAAACATCACCGAGGCGCCCTTGTTTCTGCAAAGTAAATCCTTTATATGCTTCTTCTGCAAGCTGACTAGGATTAAAATTACCCTGTTGCATTTGAAGCATTGGATTAGATATTCCAGAAACAACAGATGTCATAGGCATACCTGCTGTTTTTAATACTCCAAGACCTTTACGCATAGGATTTAGAGAAGCCATATCAGCCGCTGTATCCATGAGATAGTCACCACGCTTGGTTATATCACTTTGAATATCTTGACCAACTCTCTTTGTCATATCAAGATAATCTTCTTTAGGGGTAGATGTATCTACTGAAGTAGATGCTTGTGGCTGACTACGCCTAATGGTAACTACCTCACCAGTAAGTTTATTTCTTATCTTCATAGTCTCACTCATTAACTATCTCCCAGCCTTCAGGAATACCAAGAGCTTTACTTTTTAGTTCTGGAAACTTTGAATAAACTTTCTTAGCAATTTTAGTAGATATCTCATGTCCTGATGATTCAAGTTCTTGTAGAACTTTTGTTATATCACCACCTTTATCAGCTAAATCAATTAATCTATTTGCGGCTAGATTAACATTCGTATCTGTTGGATGTTTTAATGCTGATACCATAGCGCTAGCATAAGTATCTCTATCTTTGTCTGTAACTTTTCCACCTTCTACTAACTTTGCTTGGGCATTAGCAAGAACTGGGAGTTCAGTTTGAAATGATTTAGTTATTGGTAATTCATCAAAAGCATTAGCTATTAATGCCCCCTTTCTATCAATCCATCCTTTTGTTCCGCTAGCACCTATATCTGGGTATTTAGATTTTAATTCATCATAAGATTCTGTAAATCTTTCAAATAATCTTTTTGTCCCAGTAACTTGTTCCTCAGATGATTGTTGCGCATCTTGCTGTTTTTCAAGTTTTTTACTAACCAAGCCTTTTTGAATATCAAGATTAGCTTGTTCAATTGGGTTAAGTGTTTGTTTCTGAGAACCAAGAGTAATATTTCCAACCTTCATAGATTTTGGTCCAAATCCAATACCACTACCCATGATTGGAGCTACAACGCCAGGGCGTATGCTTTGTGAATTAATCTGTGGTCTATTACCTCCAAGATAATCTGGGATAGTAGATTCAGGAGGTGTCATAGGGCTTTGACCTATGGGAGAAGATTTGCCTTGTGAAAATGCCATGAGTCTTTCAGCTGCAGATGAATCCCCAAGCATTGCCATAGTAGAAGCGAGTTTTGCAGCTTGTATTTGTGGATCAGATTCTATTCTAAGCTTTTCAGCCTCAGCTTCCATCTGCTGTCTCTTACTCTGAGCATCAAGATAATTAGCATAGGTATTTCCTCTCTGACCGTAGATACCGGCAATTGAATCGCCTCCTACCATTAGAGCTGATGCGATAGCTTGCTTAATTTTATTTTCAGCCATTATAAACCTCCAAGGAATGCGCCGCCCATTCCCATTCCTGCGGCTATAAGACCATAACGCCCTTTAAGGTTTTCTTGAGCCATAGCGCCATTTGACCCATACATATTTCCATAAAGATTAGAATAACTTCCATACCCTTGCATATTATTATTAGCCACCTGTCCATAGTTATAGCCTTCAGAGGCGCTTTTGAAGTTAGGCGCTTGGGCTTGAGTGAGTGGTTGTCGACCTGTAAGGCTTAACGCCATATTCTGATAATACTGCTTATACTGTTCATTCTGATTCACAAGTCCTCTAGATACATAATCAGCGCCGATACCACTTCCAGCATTTGGCCCAATCTCAGACCTTAAAGTATCTAAGTATTGAGCGCGAATTGCCTCAGGAACCGCAGAATCCATTCCAGACTGAGCTTGATTAGTTAATGTCTCATTTAGTTTTTGAATCCCTGGGTATAAATTCTCATTTGTATTTTTCATAAGCTCCGCATATTTCGGGGCATACTGAGTTGTTAAATCAAGTTGTTGCTGGGCATACTTTGGATTATAGTCAAGTTCGGCCTGATACATAGCCGGGAGATTCTGGATATAATCCTGTATATTCTGAGACGTACTAGGCGCTGCAGGAGGAGTTGGAGTTTGAATTGTAGTTTTTCCGCCCATTTATTTTCCTTTCATGAATTTTGATAAACTATATGCCTTGGGCGGTCTTTTAGGATACTTTAACGCCCTTTCAAGTCTAAAGAACCTAAGGTAAGGAAATTTGTGCCAAGAATGAATAATAAGTTGTTTAATCATTCCTTTGCGTTCCATGTCCTTTCTCACTATTAAATCAAGTACATGGGCGCATTCCCCATTCACATTAAATCTAACAAGCCCTGATATTCCAATAGAGTCATGCAAAACTGTAATTGTCCCATAGGAAATATGCTTTAAGATGGCGTCATTAAGTATCTCACTATCGGATAAAGGTCTGTAATTTAAATAAAATTGTTCTATTTCAGAAATAACTTCTATCAAGCCTTTATCTCCGTAATTGTTATTGAAGATGCTGAAACACCTCCAAATAATTGAGTCCCGGAATTATCCCCATTAAAATAGTGAGTTCCGGAAGAAGCCCCTATTCTTACTTTAAAAGTTGTTGCTGATGTTGTGCCGGCGGTCATGTAATGTTTTAGATGAAATACACCAACCTCACTCGTTGTAGCTAAATCATCCCTAACAGCGGCTAAAGCATTAGCTGTAGAATCTTGAAATAATGCACAAGCCATTCCAGATGTTCCAGCTCTTGATGAGCAACATATAACGTCTATAAGGAGTTTATTAGAAGAGCTACTTGGAGTTATCGCTAAAGTCATTACTTGCGTCCCTTCAGTATTCTGTGGGATTGTATTATCAAGAGGAATCGCGGTAGAGCATGTGGCAACAGCTCCTGCCATAGTATTAACTACTTGAACTACCATACCGGCAACAGCAGTTGTCGAGGGGGTTACAAGAGTTCCATCATCTCTTACATATTTAGTTCCATCTGGAGTACCACTTGCTAAATTAGCGATTGGTATAATTCCTGCCCCACTTGGAGTTGAAGCAAGCCCTGTTAGGGATGAGCCATGAACCTTAGAAGCAGTAGTTATTTGAGCAAGTTGTGTATCAAGAATGTTTGCAGAAGCGGATAGTTGTGTTCCTACAATTCCAGCAGATGAAGATAAATCGCTTGTAGTTAGTGTTCCAGACAAAGTTCCTGTGGCGGTATCTATTAGATTATGAAAATCAGTCTTTGATGCTGAGTCGGGAAGAGAACTTCCCCTTGTAATTGTGATAGTCGCAGACACTATTATATCTCCTCTTCTGGATCATACTCTTGCGGAATAGCCGTAAGAGATGTTTCGTAAATTGTTATATCATCTGAATTATCCGTTACTTCGTTGTGTTCAATCTTATGCCTAAACGTATACCATTCTCCGTAAGAATCAAGAGGGAATTTTTTATACGCTAAAGCGTCTGTTCCAAAGATGATAGGAAATGACGTAGGGAAAGTAATTACATTCGTTGACACATCAAGATAGCCTAGAAGATTGTAAGAGCCATTATCAAAAGAGCCGTAAACGGAAACGTTATAATCCCCAATTGGTTTTGCAACTACTTTAAGCTCCCCAGCATATTTCTTTATTAATGGAAATCCTAAATCTTCATTCCTTGATTCCTCAATAAAATGTATTGGATTGCCATTATCCGTTGCGCCATACCAGCCCCTAAAAACTTTCCCAAGAGAATCATCTACATAGGTTATAAATCCATCATCATCTGTTACGGCATTTCCATTTTCATCATATAGAATTAAAGAATCTCCATGAGAAATTCCAAAGTATAATCTTTCTTCACCTGATACTTTGAATTTTGCCCATGCGCCTACATTCCACCCATCAATAACCATCCAGCCGGATGTAGCAGGATAATAAACCCAAACTTGGTTGTTATAAGTCGAACCATTTACTGGAAGCGCAATAAAGTATTTATTATCCCAGTAGATAGAACAGGCTTTATGAATATAATTCCATGAGATTGATTCAAATTCTGTTTTTAGTTTATAGGATAAAGGGAGTGTTTGCCCATACTGTAATTTATCTTGAACTGTCCTCTTTATTCCTCTTACTCCATCAAAGGCAAGATAGAGATAATCATCCCCAACCTGTTTAAATGTTTCACCCGCAACACAACCATATTCACTAATCTTCTCTGGCTTATCGGTGGCTACAGGTACATCTGATGGGTTTAGACCCCATACTTGGTCTTTGCCTACAACAAGAAGCCCTAAATCACGAGTCCCAACAAGAGCTCTTTCTTCCCCCACAGGAATCCTAAAGTAATTAGTTGTTCTGTCAAACCCTGTAGCGTAGTTTGACGGTGAGGCATCTGAGAAATAGAGTAGGTCTGATTTAAGCGCCCAAACTCTGTTACGATAAGGCTCCATAACAATAGTCTTTGGAGGAGATGTATTAGTATCTCCTAGGTTTGTCATGGTATAGGTTCCTGGGGCCATTTGAAATACGTTATCTGTTCCGTTAGATATTAAGGCCACATCCCCTGTGCCTGTTTTATATGCCTTAATCATCTTAGTGATAAGGCCTGTAGTGAAGTCTGTCTTTACATTTGAGAAACTCCCTGAGCCTGTCCAGCGCCTTAGATAAGTTCCATCTGTTGTAAGTAGATTGGCCTGGGCGCCTTGGGGCTCATAACCAAACATACCTGTTATAAAACTTGTGCTAAATTCTTCTATAAGAGTTCTCCCTGGGCGCCTTCTTCTTTCTCCTGGAATAACTAAATCTATATTTCTTATATTCTTAGCTTCATTCTGCGCTATAACATTCGCATGTTGCCTTGTATTCATACCTCCAGTAAGATCACGCCTTATAATTGATGCTCTGGAATCATCTGTGCCTATAAAAGTTCTTGGGGCTACATCACGGCGTTGAAATAGAGTTTTTCTACGAGGCATTAAAACACACCATATCTTGAATCATTAACATTTGAATTTGATTCATGGTATCTATATGACTGAGGCCGAAACAAATTAAGCTTATTTGGCTGGTTCTCTGTGTCAAAGAGAAGGTTAGCAAGTCTCTTTTCAAATATTATATCCATGTCTGCCGCCTTTGAGAATTGGCGCTTAAACCTCCAGGCATCTGCTGTAGCGCCTGCCTCAAGAATATCGGCACAATCAATAATAGGGTAATCATAATCTTGAACCATTGGAAGCATCTTTGGAATGTAGATAACATCAATAGTTAATGTTGCATTTGGGATATTAACCAACCTCATAACTTTAACTCTGTACTCAAGCATAGCCCTTGACATAACAGCTATTGTTTTTGCGCCAGAATTTGATGTTACTGTAATAGTGCCGGATGTTAACGCTGATTTTGATACTGAAACTATTCTGCTAAATGATTTTGTGGTAGATACAGTTGTAGTTCCATTAATTTGTTTCTGCTCATAATCTTCATAACCATTTGAATCAAAACCCTTTACATACATTATTTGTGAGGTATCGCTTGCGGATGAGGACACAAAACTAATAACACTTGCGGATGAAGGTTGCTCTTGATAAGTTTTATCCAGAATAACATACTGCTTAACAACACCTGTATCATCTGTAGAGTACGGGTTAAGCATAACATTTGACTGTGAATCTACTCTTGAGAGATTTACCTTATTCGTAGCATCTCTAACAATGATTTCCTTTCCAAAGTCGCTAGGAAGTATATAATCCTCTGTCCCGGATGTTGTGCTAAATGAATAATCAGCACGATTTACATCAAGAATGTTTGTGCGCTTTAATACCTCAGCCATACGGTCATTGATATAGCTTTTTATAAGGCTACTCATAGCCGAGGTAGAATCTCCTATCATAAGCCCTACATTATTGGTAATTGTCGCAAAAGTTCTATTCATGCCGTTTCTATGTCCTTTAATTCTGATTTAAAATCTTTATAGCCGCAGAAAGCCATGAAACTTTCAAGTTCTAAGTTCTTGGATATAGGCTTTGTGCCATTAAATAACCTTACTTGGTCTTTATGTTTAGCGCTATTTCTCCAATAGATATCTTTAAAAGGTTGTAGGAATTTAAAGTGATGAATAGATATTTGAGAGGATAAATCTTTCCAAGGGTTTGTAATGCATCTAGTTACGAAGAATTTAACAGATGGTTTTACAAGGGCAAGAGGCGTATTGCCCTCATCATAGAGAGCTATAGTTGATAAATCATTAAAGTATGGTATTGTTCTCACTCCAAACGCTTCCATTTCTGGAGTTTGGACGGCGAGCTCCAATATACGCCTTTGGTCTCCTAATAACATTATTTCATCCGAGTCAAGTAAAAAGACATAATCACAGTCTTTTAGAGCATTCATAGCCATATTTCTTTGATTGTGCTCAGAATCTCTTGCCCAGTTTCCACGTAATATTTCTAGGTTATCTAAATTAGCCCTCTCGCATATCTCTATAGTATTATCTTCCTGGCTTTGCGTATCATCCCAGGGCATTGTTGAGTTTGTAACAAGAATTCTATCCATCCATGAGACACTGCTAAGGACCGCTGGAAGAAAGTGAGTAAGTTTATAACAAGGAATATGGACTCCTATTCGCAAAGTAGTTTCTCAAGCCAAGGGTCGCACTTTAAACGAGAATCTTTAATAGACTTAAACCAGTCAAGCTCCTCTCTTAGCTTATGGTCATAACCCTTAAGATTCACTGTCCATTTAGATAGGTCTTTCATAGAATCCAGAGGGTTTATGTACTCAACTTCACCTGTCGGCACATTAAATGTATTCAGGAAATAATCCTTTCTATATCCAAATCCTTTACAAAAGGAATAGCCAACAACAAATAGTTCTGCGATAGGGTATTGTAGAAAGTCATAAATTGCACACATCCCTTTTGTTGGACTTCCAACGACATCTCTTATTTTAAGCTGGACATCAAAAGGTTGATAAGATATTGGGAGTCTATCATTATTTAACTTTCTAAATTCTAGAAGGCCATGACTATCCGGCCAAATGTAATTAACATATTTTACTCCCTCACTTAACCACTGGTTGTAAAGCCCAGCCTTATCAATAGAATACTTATCTGACCAAAACCAGAAATTCTCACATAGAATATCTGTTCTGCTTCCAACCTCATCCTTTACAAGTGGAGCTAGATTTCCAACCCTTGCTACAATGTCATATGAGTCTATTAGGCTACCAAGACTCATTATTTCTGTTTGAGCGCCTGGGGCTACCAATGCAACTTTTTTCCCTTCTAAAATCGATTTGAGCATATATAATTCTTAAATTCACCGGATAGTTCATAGTTTAAAAATGGAGGCAAAAAAGAAATGTTCTCATTGATTCTTCTCTCTAAGTCATCTTTATCATATAAGCCATTCTGGACAAAAAACTCCCTAGTATATTTTATTCTATTGGCATCCATGTATTTAAAGTGAAGAAGCGCATTCCATGATGGGAATTTTAAAAGGCCTCCTTCAAAGGAAGCTCTTATTTCCTCATGAAACTGTTTATGCCAAAGACAACTGCTATTTTTCTTAAATAACCTTATTTCACAGCCTGTTTCTTGAAGGCACATCCCAAAGGTTACTAGGTGGTATATGGGAATTTGTATTCTATCTACGCCCTGTGCCTCTATCTTAGAAAGAGACTCTTTAAAATCCACCATAAGATTCTCAGAAGGAATCTCATCAGCATCTATTCTAAATACCCAATCACCATCTTGAACAAGGCTTAAAGCGGCATTTCTCTGATCTGAAAAATTTAACTCAAACTTCCTTTCAATCCTTGTAATAATAGGCCATGACTCAAGATATTCTTTTGAACCATCACTAGATAAGTCATCAACCACAATAATCTCATCACATATCTTTGCGACCTTTGGGATTAAGCTACGAAGGTATACTAATTCGTTGTGACAGAGAATATTTGCTACTATTTTAGGCATTTAACCCAAGCCTTTGCCACATCTTCCCAGGTTGGGGGGGTATGAACATTAAATGTATAATTCTCATCATACAAGACATTTATTAGCGCCTTAGCATATTCCTCGTTATTTGTTCCGCCTTTTCCAGGGACTTTTACTCCAGATTGGACAGTTTCATTTAATGCCGCAAAATCTGTTGTTACCGGAATACAGCCGGAGGCTTGAGCTTTCATTGCGCTAATACATGATATTTCTTCATAAGAGCATGGATAAGCATAAACACCAGCCCTTTGATATTCCTTGATTAGTTTAATATGCCCTACTCTTCCATGCTCTGTAATTCCAATTTGTTTCATAAGAGGAATCATCTTCTTCTTAAATTGAAGAAGATTATAATCCCCTGATTTAATAAGCTTGTCGATATTGTTCCAGCCATAGAATATATGAAGCTCGGCATCAGGGATAAACTCTTTAACTTTTCCCCAAATCTCAAGCAAATGCTCTAAGCCCCTATCATAGCTTGATGCATAGATTATCCTGTGAGGAATTCTCTTTAGCCCATAATCTTTAAAATCCTCAAGGTTTATCCCATTTGAAGATACAAATATTTTGCTCTCAGGAACAAATTTAGGGAGTAATGATTTGTGGAATTCTGATAACACCACAACTTTGTCTATATTATCAATATGTGTTTCAGGCAAAAGTTTTGTTGGCTGGACATCATGTAGCCATACCCATTTATTCTTAGCTATAATTGGAAACCCAAATATAGAAACTCTCCAGGATATAAGAGTATCAAAGGTATCTCTTGGGTTAAATTTCTGATAGTTAACATAAGATACTCCGTTATACTCTCCCTCCATTGTTCCGCAACCATTAAATACCGTAACTTTCTTTCCAAGCTTTGTAAGTTCACGGCTTAGGTAGATAACAGCCTCTTCTGAACCGCCAATCCCAGTTACAACAGAAGGGTCTGCCCATTCATCAAGAACAGGGCCACAGTAGATAACAACAGTGTTTTTATCCCATGTGTTTGGTGGGAGCATTTTATTGCGGGCATTGTAAATATAAGCATTATCCTGCATATCAGAGGGTATGACACTGAAGAAATCTTTAAGCTTATTTGGTTCTCTTGATTTTATAAAGTTTGCTATGTATATAAACTTCTCCGCAAAGTTCTTATCTTCAACAGCTTCCTCAAACATCTTGGAGTTATTCTTTATGAAATTAAATGACGGGGCAAGTTTCTTGGCATAATTAAACAGGGCTAGAGCTTTATCATAGTCGTTTAGATTAAAATAGCAATAAGCCATTGTTAACGCCGGACGCCATGTATAACTTGAAGGGTCATAAAGCATAACACTATCTTCCGGTGGGTTTTGCTTCATTCCAAATTCTCCCCAAAAAAGAGCTTTTTTCCACTCGGATTGTTCAAAATAAATTTCATGGAGTTTAAGATAAGCATCAGGATATGAGGGGATTTCAAGCATAGCTTCCATAGCACATAGCTTTGCCTCTTCAGGCTCGTCCTTCTTAATATGACACTCGGCAAGCTGTATCCGGCTCATATATCTATCTTCGTCCCATCCTGACTTCTGAATGTGTTTTACAAGAAAGAACATAGCCTTATCTATGTCATTGACGGCAAGGAGATTACGCCCAAGATACGCAAGTGTTCTTGGGTCTGTATTCTCTTTATCTTGGTTATATTCCTCAATTAAGATTTCTATGTTGCGAAGCGCTGATGTTAAAGACTGTTCCTCTGTCTTTTTATGGACAATCCTAAATGACTTATCCATTACAAATCTATAATTTGTTGTGTCCTTTGGAAGGATATTCTCATGAATCTTTTTATTCCAATAGAGATTATTATTATCATTTCTAATAATTGTCTCTCTAAAATGCCCTGCTATTATATTTCCATCATCATCATGAGCATACTCATAGAATGCATAAACAATGGAAGTCTTCTCGGCCTTTGCTTTCTTAAAAGCTGATACAACATTCTCAGGATTAAGTATTGCGTCATCACAATCCATTCTAAAATAATACTCACAGTTTATCTTTGAGGCTAAGAAATTTCTTTTATGAGCGAAGTCTTTTTGCCACTTATATTCATACACAAAAAGATTAGGGTAATCGGTCTTTAACTTACAAAACTCATTAAAGTTATAATCAACCGCTATATGAATCTCATCAAATAAACTGTTATAATCTCTTAAAATCCTCTTAACTTCTTCTATCTCATCTTTTACTATGACCGCTAAGGCAAGTTTTCCGTTCTTAATCATATGACCTCTCTATGGGGTTCTTTAAGTTCTCGAACAAGTTTTAAACTCAGGAAATTTCTTCATAAACCAGTTTATTTCACCCTCTTCTTTAAAAAGCCCAGGCTGATTATGCATCTTCTTAAAATTATCAAGTACATTAAAAAGACTAGGAGGAAGGCTTAAACCAAAACGTATATTCTTATCTTGGTTTGAACCAAACTCATTAAGCCTAGTCTTTGATATCTCTTTATTTTGATTAATTATTCCCTTACAGTGGTCTATATTTCTTCCTATATGGGGTAAATCACAACAAAGAGGAGAGTCTTTTTCGGGGTCAAAATCTTTACCGCAGTTATTACAGTAAAGCGTTTTGTCTTTAAGCCAGGTATTTATTACAGCTCTAAATGCTAATTCTTTATTCGGAGTCTTTATAAGCATCTGCTCTCTCTTTGAATCAAGCGGAGGGATTTTAACCCCTCCGCCGTCATCATTTTTTACAGGTGAGCTTGCCCTAAGAACCCAGCATGGTAATGCTTGTTCTCTAAGGTCGCTTCTGTAACCACTTCACCTTTGGTTGCATCACCAGTTTTAGCCAGTTCACGTGTAAACGGCTTTCTCAAGTAAGCAACTTTAAACATTTCCTCGTTGATACCAATAACATCATAGTTCGTATCGCCTGCAATAGTCGCATAGCGGTGGGCGAACAATTTGACGTTACTTGCGGCATCCGCTTGATACACATCAATTGCGTTGATTAAGCGTCTGTCTGCTTGGTCGAAGTTCTTTGTTGCGCCAGCAGTAAACGCACTAATCTTCCTCTTGATGTACATTGAGCCATACACGGCATTAACTTCGGTAGAAGTATTATCCCAAACAAGCTGAAAGTAGTTGTTTAAGATATTCTCCGTCAAAGACACGCCTGATTGCGAGGTAACAAGAGAAAGCGAGTTCTTGATACCACGAAGCTGACGAGCCGCAGAACCTGTACCGCAAGCTAAAGAACCACGAAGAATCGCAAGTTCCATGTCGTTTTTAAGTTCGGCTAAAGCATCTGATGCTTCAAGCGCAAATCTGTCATTAAACGCCGCCTGATTAACTGATCTCTCAGTATCCGTAACCTGGTAAGCTTCACGGAAAATCTGAGTGTAGTTAATTAAACGAGTTGGGTCAGTTAAGTTAGCATATGAGGCGTCCACACCTTCTACATAAGCGTTGGTCTTAACCGTTCCAAGTGTCTTAATTAACCATTCGTGGCGAATTGAGTTTGCGGTTGAATTCCCAAGCCCTGAAACAAGCTGGGTATTTTTAGGAGAAAGATTTGTAAGAACATTCAGCAAATCTTCTCTTATTGCGGCATCATCATATGTATATGCATTTGGACTTGCCATTTGATTATTCCTTTGTCATTCCCATCTGCTTATGAATCTCTCTAAACACCCCAGCGGCATCTTCTGAGCGCCCAGATGAGGCAACACGCTCTATATGCTTTTTAGTCGGAGATACACCTTCACTTGGCTTTCTTCCTCCGCCCTCAACAAATGTCTGTGCTTGCAATTTCTTAACCTGAGACTTCATAGACTGAATTGTCTTCTGAGTCTGAGGAGTTTTTGAAAGCATAGTATCGGCATAAGCAAGTTTTGAGGCAATTTCAAGACCGTCCGGGCGAGAAGCTATTTCAGGATTTGACATATACCTTCCTATTAATTGAGTCATAGGATTAATATTATTCCAACCCATGAAATTCCCTTGCTGGTCTTTTATAGCAATATCAGGAAAAGTTGATAGAACCTTATTAAACACTTGCGCTCTAACCGCTTCATCTTTTGCCTGTTTAGCCGTCTGCTCAATTCTTTGCTCAAGCTCCTGAGATATTTCGGACTTAAGAAGAGTAGCTTTTTCCTGCTCAACCCATGCCCTATGTTCAGGATTTGTTTGTGCGAATTGTTCAAGTTCAGCAATTGTGTATTTTGGCTTTTGCTGTTGTGTCGTTTTAGCAATCTCTTCTGCTACAAGCTTTGGCAAATTTGCTTGAGTTTCCTCATATTTACGCCGTTGCTCCATAGCTACATTTTTCCAAGGAACGCCACGTTCGTCATACAAGTCGGCATTAATTGGTGCTACAGTAGGTGTACTCTCCTGAGCCACCTCTTGAGATTGCTCGGTTGTTTCGGAAGAAGCCGAATTCTCCTGGGTAGTTTGCTCTACCTGATTATCATTCACGGCATTAGCGGGAGTCGAATCCGCAGGTACGACTGGTTGCTCTAATGGCATTGTGTTATTCCTCTCATTTGGCTATCTTACCCTCAAGCCTGGGTGGTGAGGCGTAATTGCCTCAAAAACTGTTTACTGTTTTGCATCTTGGACATTTTATCTCTATCCATTTATGCTCATTTTTTTGGTCTACTGTAAACTTAAACAATAGGCGTTTGCATATTTTGCACTCCGCCCGAAGATTGTTTTGGGCTGGAGTAGAAATTATAGTTTTTTGTCGCATAAGTTTTATTAAGCCCAAATGCCTTTTGATTCTTTGAATGCTTAGGCATAAAATCTATTGCCCCTCCTGTTGGGTCTGCACTGCCTCTAAGCATCCTTGAGGTTATTTGAATAACTCTTTTATATTCATTCTCTTTTTTACCTTGCACAGAGCCTTTCATCAGCTCAATCATATCGGGAGACGGGGACATTGTTTGAACTGCCTCTGTAATAGACCCAAGAGATGTAGCCCTATTCATGGTTATAGCACCGAGAGCCTCAATATCATCTTCGTCCTTTGCCGTACCAAGTTTTGAATAAACAAATGAAGAAAGAAGTCTTAAATCATCTTTACCTGCCATAAATCCCCTTAGCTATGATATGTATTCCCCTGACTTGTATTAATTGTTGTCTGCCCTTTTGAGACTCCCTCATCATCATAATCTTTCTTGATGTTTCCTTCCGGGCTTCTAAATACCTCAAGTTCTTTTTGAGCAAGCTCTAAGTCATGTTTATAAGAAGGCAGTAGATTCATAAAAGTTTGAACAGCCATCTTACTTGCTTGCATCTGCTTAAACCTTGGCGATTGAACATCCTCATACGCCCAAGACAAATCTAATCCCTTTGCTGTATTCTCGTAATCCTGCTTTATTTCCTCCCAAATGGGATTATCGGTTAACTCCGATACAATTCTTTGACACTTTGAAATCTTCTTTATTAGAAACTGCTCATAATCAGAATTCTCTAAAACTTCCTCATTTCTTTTTTGGTTGCTTGCTTGCTTGCTTTTCTTTGGCATCTAGTGCTCTCCTTTCAAGGTCATATTCCATCTGTTTTTCAATCTGTTTATCTTGATTCATAAGCATTCTTCCTCGGACATCCGGCTGCATTCCAAGCTTCTGAACAACCTGTGCTTTCTCTCCGTCAGCTAGAGATTCAAAGTCAATTTTCAGAAGTTCATTCATAGTATCAGGATTTGGAGGTTGAGGTTGAGGATTGTAATAAAGCTCTGCATTCTCAATATCAAGTGTTTCATAGAATAACTTCATGGCATTTGCAAGTTGCTGAGGTCCTACAACCCCTGTTTGTAAAGCCACTGGGTTTGTAGCGCCCATCATAACTGTTTGGGCCTTCTGTAATCTAACATTAGGATTTGTATTCTGGTCATTACCTCTAACAGTTATACGATATTTACCTTGAATTTCCTCACGGGTAAGTTTTAACCTCTCCCACTGATTCTGGAAGTATTCAAACTCATATTCATCAGGCCCATATTGACACCATAAATCCCACATCATAGAGAATAGGTCTGAGAACTTCTCTATATGTAAAGAGGCATCCAGGCTAAATACTTTCTGCTGGTCTTGTTGTTGAAGCGAGACTTCACCAAATGTACGTGGCTCCCTCTTATTAATCTGAGATTGTAGAGTAAAGTCTGCCTGTCCTATGCACTCTTCTATCCTCCCAAGCAGTATCTGTTCCTCCTTCTCATAGGAGAACTCCACATTAGGGTTATTGTTATTCAATATGTCTATCGTATTTCGCAGGTCTCCCATGCCGTGAATTGGGATACCCTGGTTAGGAATAAATTGCACAAGGTTTGGATTAACCATTCCAGCACGATAAACAAACATGGGAGTATTCCTAATCGTCTGCTGGTCAATCTTCTGCATATGCTGGATATCAATTTCTTTAATGATATCTTCAATAAGCTCAACTAACCCCCTATGCGCATACCACCTATCATCTGTTAACTCATAGTACAGTTTTACAAATGGCCACTTTCCATTATTAAGCGTCAGACTTATTTTTCTTAGAACCTTTTTAAATTCAGGCGCTAATGTAAATACACACTTCTCCGGCTCTCCATCCCCATTTAAGTCATACCATTCATACCACTCTACTATCTTAACGTGACCTGAGGGATTGTTTAGCCTCTCAATTCCCTCTCTCATATTCTTTGTCTGATCTGTAAGTTTAACCTTAGCGTCCTTAAAAGCCTCAATCTCATCAATAGCTTTTTTATCCCACCCTTTTCCTATAGCATTTTGCTTAATCTCATGAAGAGGCTTGTACATAACATGCCCGCAGTATTCAAGTCTTTGCTCATCAAAGCCACCATCTGAAGGGGCATAAAAATCCTCAGGAGAAATTATCTCAATATCAGGGGAATCATATAAAACATCTTTTAACTTAATAGATATTTCTTCTTCTCCAGACAAAGCCTCTTTAACTGCCTCCATCAACTCCTGGGTATTCTCATCCCGAACTCTATCGGACATATCGGCTTCTGTAACTTGAGCAAGTAGCTGTACAAGTTGCTCCTCATTCTTATCCGGGTCAAAGAATTCAATGAGCTCATCCACTTCCATGTCGTCTAGCCTAAATGTCTCAAGACGTGTAGTAGTCTCTACACGATAATAGGGCTTAATAATGTAGAATCCCTTCTCAAGCTCCTGGTCTATCGCTATAACACTTCTTGGCTTAATCTTTGCCACATTCATAAGAAGATGGTCTAGAAACTTCTCTATCTTCCTTGCTGTTTGTGTATTCCCTGAAGGAGTTGGAACTACCTGAGCTACTGGCCTAATTCCAAATATTACATTAACTAAAGCTGATTTTAACTTCCTAATCTTTGTTTCTGCGGTAGGCATGCGGATATTTGAACACCCGACAAATGGAAATGTCTTGGTTTTCTTAATTCTCATCCGCAATCTATGAAATTTGTCTTGATTGGCAAGCCAAGTAGAAGTGTTGGCCTCGCAAGTCTCTATCTTTTTTTCAATATGGGAATAACATTCCTCTGAAGTAGGCACTTTATTCTCTTTCTTCTTAGATTTATATTCCATGTTATCCCTCTTGAGTCTATTATGAACCTATTGTCAACTATTCCAACCATAGTCATTGGGCATCTTAACCTCACTCTTATCAAACTTATTATCTTGAGACATAAAAACAGGCTGTATTAATTGCTCGGCATATGCCATACAATCAATAATGTCATCCCATCTTTGATCTAAATTTGGATTAAGTGAGGCTATTTCTTCGAATGCCTCATCATGAGACTCCCCAATGTAATATTTGCCTTGCTCAAATAGTGGTTGAAGCGCCGCTATAATTCTGGACGCCTTCCCTCTCTTAGCTACCCCTTGGGCGGTAATATACGTATTCTTAAGCTCCGCAAACGGTGGATATATCCTCCTATCATTTGCTTTATTAACGAAGCTCCGAAATATCTCCGACTCTGTTCCTTGAGCCGGAATCCCAAGGGATGTTATTATGGTCCTACTAGACAACCACATATTTAACACAGAATCTATAAACTCTCCTTGCGGCGCATGTGTTCTAATATACGAAACTAAATACCTATTCATCTTCTGGTCTATTCCAACAAGGCAGGCTACTTTAAAATCCGCATGTTCCTCCTCTGAATAGGCAGGGTCTACGGTAATGACGCATGATAACTGTTGGGGAAGCTCCTTCCACCTTCTTATCTTATCTTGTGATATAGATGTTGTATCAGATGCCATTGGGTCATTTAGGTATTCTGAGCTAAACGCCCAGGAGCCTATTTCCTTTTTTCTCTGTTGCAATCTTTCGTGAGGCCAAAGTTCCGGCCAAAGCTCATTGCCTTCTTTTTCAACCTTATCATGATAAGCCCTATATATCTTCTTCTCCCAACCGTTATTAGAATCAAGTATTTGTTTAAGCACAGCAAGTTGGGATATAATTGAACCTACTATTAATAGTTGACCGGAAGGAGTTAACGCAGGCAAGCATGACTTAAATATCCAGTCGGAAACTTTTCTTCTTTGTTCCTCTGACTTTACAGAATCATCTGTCTCTATATCATCTAGGATGATGCAATCGGGTCTAAATCCTCTAATCTGTCCTTCCGACCCTCTTGCCCTAAATGTAACCCCTGTCTTAAGAGTAGCATGAGTCTCACTCCACTTGTCCGTTATCATATCCCCAAACCATCTTATTAACTTCTGATTTGACTCAAACTCTCTCTTAACTCTCCGAAGCATTTCTTTCGCAAGAGTTTCTGAGGCAGAGATGATAACGATATCCTGATATTTATTAAACACTCCAAGCCATATTGGGTAAATAATAGAACACACATAGGACTTTGCGAATCCCCTTGGGGCGGCCACAACAAGGCGCTTCTCTACAAGAAGCATTTCATACATATCTCTATGAAACTGAGGAATCTTAGAGGTTAATAAATGCCCTAGAAATTGCTCTGCAAATATCCTTATATCCTCGGCGCAGGCTTTTATAAGAGCTGTCTTTATGTCCTCTTGCTCATGAGGGCTTATCTTCTCAACAAGTGTTTTTCTCATTTTATACTAAAAAGAACCTCTATTATCCTATTGATATCACTCTTGGTATGTTCTGTTGATAGAAATAGAAGCCCATTTGAACCAACGTGAATACCGCTTCTAATAAAAACCTCCCTAGTCTTCTTGCGAAGCTCTAAATCTTCAAGCCTATCTCTATCGGCCCTTGATTCAGGGATACTCTTAGTAAATAGCAATCTTAGAAATGACCCAACGCCTATAACCGATAACTTCTTATGATTATCAATAGAACACTTAAGATACTCGGCCTTAGCATCTAGCTCCATTAGAACATTCTCATTAACATTCTTTAACACTTCATTTCCGGCAGATAGGGTAATGGGATTTCCTGAAAATGTTCCTCCAAGAAAAACTTTATCTGCTAATTGGTAATGCTTAGAGAGTGTAACTATCCCAATAGGAAAGCCCCCTCCAACAACCTTCCCATAGGTTGATATATCGGGTCTTATGCCATAAATCCTTCTGCTATCCGTTCTTATCCCCGATATAATCTCATCAAATCCAAGTAGAATATCATTCTCATCACAGTATTTTCTTAAGGCTTCTATTAATGGCCTGTTGATATAGGGGTTTGAACCTTGGAATGGCTCAATAAATATCATGGCCGTCTTTCCTGGACAAATTCTATCCAACTCGCAAGCATCATACTCAATCTCTTTTACATTCTCCGCATACACCCCATTCTTATTTGAGAAATAAACTGTGTCATCATAACTTCCATGCCAAGAACCTTTAAATATCACAATCTCTTTGCGCCCTGTAATACACCTTGCTATTCTAAACGCTCTCATAACAGCCTCAGAGCCTGAGTTGCAGAACACAACATCTCTAAACTTAACATGCTTATTGAGACTCTCTAAAAACTCCTCATGTATCTTATGAGGATAGGCAAAGGCTGTGCCATTTGATATATCGCCCACAAGCCTTTTTTTAAGAAACTCCGGGGAATGGCCGAATAGATGCACGCCTCCCGACATAGAGAAATCAAGATACTTTTTTCCGTTTATAACAATAACTTGTTTGTGGCCAAAATCTACAAGACGGCCTTTATCGTATTCTGCGTTTAGGACTCTACCCATAACTTCCTATGCTCTTCTCCGTGAACAATTCCATTTGCGTCACATTTATTACAGGGTGAATCTTTTCGAGCCTCGAACAATTTCTTTCTAAACCGTGTCATATGGTCTGATTTCCAGATGTCAAATAAAGACTCCGTATTTATATTCCCAAACTTAACTTTCCGATTCCAATCTTGAGGACACAATAGCACATCTCCATTCCAGTCAATCATCATGGAGTAGGCAGGGTAATAGCAGGGATTACTTATTTGGGCAGTATTTAATGTCCCTCCCCTATTTGTAAGTTTAAAGCCATCAAATCTTGGCCTTATCATAACCCTATCCATGTAATCCTTTGTCATTGTCTCAATAATAGAAAGCCTCTTTTTCTCATACACGGATATTAGGAGCATATTGATGCCAAGCTTCATAAGCACCTCAACCTTAGCCTTACTCAAATAATCTCCATTAGTCACAACATCCACTTTGCAGACTTCACTAAGCAGACCAACCGCTAACTGCAAATCCTTGTACATAAAAGGTTCTGAGAACCCTGAAAATACTACAAGGCCCTTGTAATTTAATGCCCCAAGCTGTCCATACAACTTCTTAATAAGCTCAAAGCTCATCTCATTCGGGTTATTTGGCGCAATCTCACTATTTGATCTTGGGCAAAAAGTACAAGCTCTATTACAAGAATCAATAGGAGATATTTCAATAATACTCGGTAGAGGCACGCCATCTTTTAATACCAAAGATTCTTGAATAACCTTCTCCAATCTCTCTATATTATCCATTAGCTTCTCTTCCTTGCCACAATGACCATAAATCCTGTGCTTTCGTCCACTAGCGGATAAAACCTATTTATATCCTGATGAAAGTAACTAATGCTATACCCTTTTAAGATATTTGAGAATATGCTAAGGAGTTCTTTTTTTGGCAACTCATTTACATGGTATGGGTTTGTGACATAGGGCTTATTATCTTTTAACCTTAGCATTGGTGTTGTAAGAAACAAAATCCCATCTTCTTTTAGCATCACATTAAAATCAATTAGCATATCTATAGAATCTGATTTCTTTAGATGTTCAAACGTCTCTATGCACACAATAGAATCATACCTTAGACTTGTATCAATCGTCTTTATGTCCTGCTCAACAAACTTTATGTCTTCCTCACTGTTAAAAGCCTTTGCGTATGTAATAGCATCATGAGAAATATCAATCCCAGTCACTGACCCTGAATACCCAAGTATCTTTGAGCCATAGCCTGACCCGCAAGAACAGTCGAGTATTTGGCCGTAGGCAAAGTTTTGCGCAAAAAAATAACGTGAAATGTGCTTTACAACATTATCATTTGTAAAATCAAAAGGTTCTTTAATGTAAAGTCTCTCAGGGCTAAGCTCTTTGGCTTTATTCATTTCTACCTTTCCATAAGACAGTTTAGACATATAATCATATAGCTTTTGTTGTGTTTATAACAAAAATCCCAGTTGTTTACTGACTTGTAAATAATCTTTGTGTACAAAACCCTCCGCCTCGTCCATCTTTTTGCGCAATCAACACAAACACATGCCGGTTCATGGCCAGGGTTTCTACCTCTCTTAACTTCCTTATCCTTTCTTCCCAATCACAAGCTCCCCATAGTTAAAGAACTCAAAGCCATGCTTTATAAGACTATTAAGAATCGCAGGCCGAACTTTAAACTCATCATGTATTTCTATTGCGATAGAACCGACATTTACAAGCCATGAATCTTCAAGAAACAACTCTTTCTCTCCGCCTTCTATGTCAATTTTGACAATATCAGCCCCATCTCTTACTAACTCATGTATCGAATACCCTTGGATTGTTTGGTCCTCGGATTCCTTGGCGGGCTTGGCATAGTATGACCATTCTTTTGAGTCCCTAAAATCACGCCCAATAGATAGTAGACAGTTTTCACTCCACACCCCGCCATGAATTAACTTGGCATTTCTTCCTTCAAGGTTCATTTTGGCAATATTATAATTATCTCTGTCAATTTCAAGCGCAACTACACTAGAATTCTTAAACTCTTCCAAAAAGAACACGGATGCGAAGCCCACATTGGCCCCGCAATCGAGGATTTTTAGATTTTGGCCCGCCTCAAACAACTCCACTATCGGCTGATACTGCCTCTCAATAAAAACTTGGTGCCAGCTACTTAAGTCCGACGCAGGCGGCGTTCGGCACAGCAACTTTCGGCCACTCTCCATCCTCTCCCTCCTGTTAATAATCTAAAAACTTAGAAAAGTTAAAAATATGGGGCGTATAGGGGAGGGGGTTTATACACATAAATCGACCCCCATGGGGGCCTCCCCCCTCCCTCTCCCTAATACCAAGGAATTTTTTCTCATAGTCATGTAAAATATGATAAATAATCAAATTTTATTGATACATTTACATTATTTGAAATATGATAAATAATCAAATTACCTTGATGTATTAACAAGTGGCGCATAATGCGAGAATTACAGAGGGAAACATACCAAGCGGTATGTATTTACATACCAAACGGTATGGATTATGCGAGCTCTTGGGCTTCGGCGTCCTGGGATTCTGTGTCAAGTGCTATATTTTGCGCTGTTTTTTCGATTAAAAATGGTGGGATTTTTGGTTGACGAGGTGATATCATTTTGCCATTTTCTTTCAGATAATTTCGGATACTTTCGAGCTCTCGATTATCGGCAATTATTGTGATATTTTGGGCGCCTTCAGAATCTCGTAAGTACTTGGAAGGATGTATTTTAGCTATTAGTTCATTGGCTCTAATTCTATCGCTATCTTTACCTGACTTTTCTGCTATTTCAACAAACCTTTTTAATACTTTTCCTAAAGTTTCTGCCTCAATAACATCCGACTCTACAAGCTGCTCCGCTATGGCATCCTTAATAAGCTTGGACTTCATTAGCGTGCTTGCGCTGGCCGTTGCAAGCTTGCGATTTGGTTGATTGTAGGCCATGCTATAGGCCTCGCCTTGATTATAATTAGTCTTTGGGAGCATAAGAACAAATTTGCGCTGGAGTGGCTTGAGTTTATATATTGCGCTTTGCTTGGAGGCCATGGAATATATTTAGCATGGCGCATAATTTATGTCAAGCGGAATCTACATAATAATTTGATGAATAAACATATTCCCCTGCTATTTATATTGTGTTAGTCGATATACAAAATCTTGATATTATCTATTGACTTATATTGTATTAGGCTATATAATTGATATTGAAGGTTGAGGGTTAAATAGTTAACTAACAACAAAGGGAGGCTAGATAGCCATGTATATATCAATCAAAGAGTGGGCAAGAATGACATTAAATAAAGCCGGTATTGAGTACGGAGAACAGATGCACAAGATACACCCAGTATATCTAACGGTTAGGAGGTTAGCAAAGAAACATCATAGACTTGCGGAGATGTCGTGTAATGGTTGCGGGTATGTTAAGGGGCAGAATTACACAACGGCGCTTAGCTTTGGAAATAAACCGGATGCTTATCATGTTAGAGAATTTGGTTATGGAGTTAAGTCGGCGTATTTGACAGAGGATGCGGAAAATGACGTTTTTGACGTTGAGAGTGAGCGCATAGAAACCAAGATTAAAGCGCTATGCGATAAGGTGGGGTTTAGGGTGGAGTTTCAAGGCGATCCTAGGGGGAATACAGTTAAACTGTTTAATGGGGAAAGGCAGGTGGAGATATGAGCTATCTAGCAATATGTTGCAATTGTGATGCGGTATTTGACACACAGCAGGAGGCGTTTAGGCATAGTAATAACGAATTGCATGATGTGACATTCTTGGAGGATTAGAGGATATGAGCTTGAGGGATGATCTTATAGATAAATGGCGCAGAGATAAACTAGGCTGGTTAGATAGGTGGCTCTGGTGGATATTGGCGCTGGTTATGGTGGGCGTGACGCTTGTGGCGTGTCGTGTTGCATGTGCTAGTGAATCAAAGTACATGTTAACAAGTACAGTAGGTACAGTAAATGCTGTAAGTGTTAACAGGCCCGTTGAAGTTACTCAAAACATAGTAGGTGATAAAAAGGTTGTGCTTCAGACGCTGGCTATGGAGAGCGCAAGTAGGCCGGAGGGAATAAAGTTTGTCGCGATAACGCTCTATAACAGGGCGTTAAAGCGTGGGACGAGCATTAGCTATGAGGCGCTTAGAGCTCATCAATACTCCTGCTGGAATAGCTCAAAGTGGGCTAAGACATGGCTTGATAAGCATTATGGGCCTAAAACACGCCAGCGGGCAGAAAAGTGGCTAAAAATGGGTATGCTAGAGGCGGTTGATTATCCAGGTTTAACACACTATCACACGATTGAGACGAGCCCATACTGGGCTAAAGGGCATACGCCAGCTCTTATCCTTGGCGGACACAAATGGTATAGGGGGATAAAATGAACGAAAATTATCCATGGGGAGTGAGTGCTTCGGATTTTGAAGAGGATACTAAGGGGCCAGTCTATGAGTACATTAACAACATGACACCGCAGGAACAAAAGACGGTGTGCCTTGAGTGGATGGAGGCCAAGAAACTCTATGATGAGTTTGAGGCCGAGAGGGACGAGACTAAGGATTGGCTTGATGAGGTTCAGGAATGGTGTGAGAAACAGTCTCGCTTCTGGGATTGGCTCAAGTGAAGTGTGGCTCAGGGCGGTGGAAGTGTAGTTGGTGTCTCTGGAAGTTTGAGTCAATTGATGAATTAGAGGCGCATGAAGAGGAACAACACGGAGGGGAAAAGGATGAATAGCTTAATTATAACAAAAAAATTCTTTAATCGAGTAAATAAAACTGATTCATGTTGGTTATATAAACCCCCATTAACTGCTATGGGTTATGGATATATAAC